GTCACCAATTTCTGTTACAATAGTATTAATACATTCCTTAGCAACTAGAGAAGCAAACATCTCGAGCGCGTCAGGAAACTCTCGGTTCTCTTGCCAGATACGCTCTGTCGAACCGTTTGCGTATGGACCTTCGACCATACCTGCCTCTTTTGCCATTCGTTTAATGAGTTGAGGATTCATTTAATCCCTCCATGTGTTTCAAAAAGTTATTCATATATTTACGAATGTTCTCAGCACCAACAGGGTTCTTAGAATGAACTATAAACTGAAAGTTGTTTGGCAATTTATAGTCACCATCAAGAATCATATCCGTAATCTTCTGCAGAATTTCATATCCGTTGTATTTGCTATCCTCACCCAAGTCATGATCGAAGCTAATCAGTGAAGGCATTCCAAATCCCTTGATAAGGTTTATAACGTCTTCCAAGTTACGCGCAATAAACCATTCATTGCCACGATAAGTAGCTTGTTCCTGCACAGAACCCCAAGTCACGTCCAGCGGCATACGCTCGTCGTCTATGAAGAGGTTCCATTTCATTTTTCTAGACTTTCTATCAATATAAATAGTACTATATACTGATTCGCACCAAATGTAAACAGGAAAATGATATGATAACCAATTTTTTTACTCCATTAGAATTCGTAGTAACGGTTAAGAGATTACCGAATGTAGAGTTCTATACTCAACGCGCGATCATACCTGGTATCTCTGCAAGCGCGATATCCCGGCCTACATTATTTAATAGAGTTTATGAAACACCGGACGAATTAACATATGATAACTTTGAATTTTCCTTTATCATTGATGAAAATATGAATAACTTTCTTGAAGTGTTTAATTGGATGACAAGCATAACTGCGCCAAAAAATTTCGATCAATATAGACAATTAAAACAAAGCGAAGATGGCATCATATCCGATATAACTATTATAGTGCTTAACAGTAAGAAAAATAGTTCTATAAAAATAAATTTTAAAAATTGCTTTCCAATTTCTTTATCAAGCGTTACTCTAGATACTACGCAAAACGATATAGTGTATCCAGAAGCAACTGTTACATTTCAATATGATTATTATGAAATAGAAAAAATTACTAATTGACATTTTAGTCCTTTATAGTTATAATATATAAGACTGCATCTGTATAATGGAGATTTCATAATGACTCTTGAAGAAATAAACGAAATGTGGGCTAAAGATGCAAAGATTGATGAAACAAATCTAGGCAGTGAAGCAACAAAAATACCTCAACTTCATAATAAGTATTACATGCTCTATAGCCAAGAAGCGCTTAGAATGAGAAAGTATAAATCTGAACTTAAAGAGTTAGAGTTTGCAAAGTATGAATACTATACTGGAACTATGACTGAAGATGAACTAAAGACTAGAGGTTGGAAACCAAACCCTCTTAAAATACTTAGGACCGACGTGAATAAATATATCGAGTGTGATAAAGAAATCATACGTATAAGTTTAAAGATAGACTATCACATGCAAATAGCAAACTATCTTGAAGACATAATCAGACAGATCAACAGTAGAAACTTTATGATAAAATCTGCAATTGATTGGGCAAAGTTCCAGGCCGGAGGTTTCTAAATATACTATGAGTGATCTTGTAAGAATCGAATACTTCAACGATGCATATATGAAAGTTCTTGCGGACCCTGGTGTTCGTCAGGAACTCATGGAGTATTTTTCTTTCAGACCACCCGGTTATCAATTCACACCGTCATATAAGAACCGTATGTGGGATGGCTACATTCGTCTATATAATCCAATGAGACCATTACTCTACACCGGTCTTTTAGACTATATTAAAAAATTCTGCAGTGACAGAGAGTATGAGATAGAGATACCAGACTCTATGATACCAGATGAAGATGTTCCTGATTCGTATGTAGAAGAACTTGCAACAGAAATAAATGCAAAGTTTAAACCACTCGACTATCAAATTCAATACGTATTAAATGCGCTAAGGAATAGAAGATCACTTTCTTTAAGTCCAACTAGCTCTGGTAAATCGTTTATCATTTACCTAATACAGCAACATTACTATCGTGCGTTTGAACACCGAACACTAATCATCGTTCCAACGATATCTCTGGTACATCAGATGGCCGGAGACTTTATAGACTACGGATGTGATCCTAGTTTGATATACAAGATACAAGGCGGAGTAGATAAGAATACTTCGGCACAAATTGTAGTGTCAACTTGGCATTCATTAGTAAAACAACCACAGGAATGGTTCGACCAGTTTAAGGTTGTGCTCGGTGATGAAGCACACTTATTCCAAGCAAAATCTCTAACAACTATTATGGACAAACTTATGTATGCTCCATATAGACATGGTTTCACTGGTACTATATCAAACGAATCAAAAGTGCACAAGCTCGTACTCGAAGGAGTCTTTGGTCCGATACGTAGGTATGTTACTACGAAAGAACTAATGGATCAAGGAACCGTTGCAGACTTTAAAGTAAAAGCTCTTGTGCTTGCTCATAGTAATGATACTAAAAAAGAATTCGCGAACAGTCTTAAAGAACTGAAGAAAAAGAATCCGAACAAAAAGAATTTGGTGTATGTAGCAGAACGTGAATTTCTATTCAGCAACGAAAAGAGAAATAGATTCATAAGTAATCTCGTAGGATCATTGAGCAATCAGAACAATCTAATACTTTTTGATTGGGTTGAGAAACATGGAAAGATACTAGAGCCTCTGCTTCGCAGAGAAGGCAGAGTTCTTCATTTTATACATGGTGGTGTTTCTGGAGAGGAACGTGAACGTATTCGACATGTCATAGAGAATGATCCTGAGAAGAGACACGACATACTAGCATCGTTTGGTACATTCTCAACTGGCGTATCTATCAAAAGAATTGACAACGCAATCTTTGCTTCTGCATATAAGGCTGAGATCAAGACTCTTCAATCCATAGGAAGAACTCTCCGTAAAGGAAACGGATCTGACAATGCAGTACTCTATGATATCACTGATGATCTTAGTCATGGTTCATTTACAAATTATACATTGCAGCATTTCAGAAAGAGAATCGAGATATATTCAGCCGAAGAATTCGAATTTAAGATCTATAATATAGATATCTGATATTGATTTTCATAGGGGATAAACCCATTATACAACACCGGAAAAATATGTCAACTACTTTATGTAGTTTAGAATCATTTTTCTTATATAGCGATTGTTTAGATTGACATTTTCTATTTTTGTTGATATACTAGAATTAGGACTAAAAAGGATTTTAACAAATGACCATTAAAAGACAAAAAAAGAATTATATTAATAATAAAGATCTATTTGAAGCTCTAGTTAAATATAAATCCGATTGTAAAGAAGCAGAAAACTCAGGCGAAGAAAGACCTATGGTACCAAAGTATATAGGTGAGTCTATCTATCAGATAGCAACTAGACTATCAACGAAACCAAACTTCTCCGGGTATACCTTTAAAGAAGATATGGTTATGGACGGTATTGAAAATTGCTTGCAATACATGCATAACTTCGATCCGGAAAAAACACAGAACCCATTTGCGTATTTCACTCAGATCATCTGGTATGCATTCCTTAGGAGAATTGCAAAAGAAAAGAAACAGATGTATATACGATATAAGTCTTCTCACGAGATGATATCTATGGGTGGAACGTATGCTGGTGGCGAGGATATCGCTATGCATCTAAATATGAGCGCTGACTATATTAATAGTTTTATTGAAGATTATGAACGTAAGTTGGTTAAAAAGAAAAAGATTGATATAGTTATAGATGAGGAATAATAAATGTTACCAACTATTATTGAAGATCTTATAAACAAAATAACAGATAAATCGATACATATTGAAAAGAGACAGTTCTATTATGTTACTCTACTTAAGATACGTAATGAAACTAGTGATGCTATAGCAATATATGAAAAAGAAAAGAGTCGAAAATAAATGAAGTTAGCTTTGCTATGTGATAGCCATTTTGGTGCAAGATCTGATTCTAAAGTATTCCTAGAACATCAGGCTAACTTTTTCTCTGATGAATTCTTTCCATATATTGATGAGCATAAGATAGATACAGTACTACACCTAGGCGATGTATTCGATCGTAGAAAGTATGTTAATTTTTATACTCTTAAAAGATCAAAAGAATTCTTCTTTGACGAATTGAAGAGCCGTAGTATAACTATGCATACTATAATCGGAAATCACGATACGTTCTTTACTACAACGAATGAAATAAACTCTCTTAGACTCTTGTTAAAAGAATATGATAATATCCTAATGTATGAAAACGAGCCAATAGAACTATCGTTCGGATCGACTCGAATTATGATGTGTCCATGGATAATAAAAGAAAACATTGAGAGATCTATGTCAATCATAAAGAACTCGACCGCTCACATACTATGCGGCCATTTCGATATGAAGGGTTTTGAAATGATGAAGGGTGTTGTAAGCGATCATGGATTGGATCACAAGGATTTCAACCATTTCGAAGCTGTTTACTCCGGACACTATCACCATCAGTCTCAGTATGGTAACGTTAAGTACCTTGGTGCGCAATACGAAATGAACTGGTCTGACTACGCAGGCAAGAAAGGTTTTCATATACTCGACACTGAAACAAGAGAGTTGACATTTATCGAAAACTGTAGTAAGATACACCATAAGATAGACTATGATGACACAGACTTTACGATGGAAGAGATCGCTGCACTAGATACTTCAGTACTAAAGGACTGTTATGTAAAGGTAATCGTTAAGAGCAGGAACAATCCATATATGTATGATATGTTCCTAAATAAACTTAATGAATGTGGTGCAGCAGACGTGAAATCAGTAGAAGATAGTTTAAACTTAACTTCTTCTGGAATAGAAGAACTTCTTGAGGAAGCTAAAGATACAAAAGATATTCTACATTCGTATATTGATTCTATTGAAACGGAACTAGATAAAATCGGTATTAAAAAGATAGTAGACGAACTCTACACAGAAGCGATGAATATATGAGATGCATTATTACCACGTAATGATAGGTGATAAACACATAGATCTAATTAAAGCGCAGAATGAAAATGATGCGCTTTTATTAACGATTCAAAAATTTGGATCGGCTACGAGTTATATAAAGAATGGAAGCTATAGGGTGATTAAAGCATAATGCATATACAATTTACAAAAGTAAGATATAAAAATATCCTATCCGTTGGCAACCAATTTATTGAATTGAACTTGGCAAACGATAAAACTACTTTGATTAGTGGTCAGAACGGCAGTTCTAAATCTACAGTGATCGAAGCAATTGTGTTTGCTCTATACGGTAAGCCATTCCGTAGGATAAACAAACCACAGCTTGTGAATAGTATAAATCAAAAGGAACTACTCGTTGAACTCGAGTTTAACATTGGTCCAGTAAAGTATATCATTCGCCGAGGAATAAAGCCTGGGATATTTGAGATATGGAAGAATGAAGAACTGCTGAATAAAGATGCAGCCTCACGAGACTATCAAGTCTATCTTGAGCAGAACATACTTAAGATGAGTTTCAAATCCTTCTCTCAGATCGTAATTCTCGGTAGTGCAACCTATGTACCGTTCATGGAACTACCAGCTGGTCAACGTCGCGAGATCATCGAGGATCTACTTGATATTCAAGTCTTTAGTACGATGAACCTATTGTTAAAAGAAAAGATCTATGATAACAAGAGTACTATCACTGATAATAACTATTCTATAGATTTGTTAAAAACAAAGATTGATTCTGCAAAGGATCATAACATGGAAATAGAAAGAATTAAAAGAACTGAAGTTACTAAGATAAAATCAAAGATCGAGGAGAACCTACAAAAGATAGAAGATGAAAAAGTTCATATAGAAAAGCTTCAGGATAACATAACTGAACTGAGTGGAACTATAGAGGATAAACTAAAGAAAAAGAAATCTCAAGATCAGATTAATCTTTTACTACACGATCTACAATCAAAACAGCGTGAATACTATAAAGAAATTGATTTCTATTCGAATCACGATAACTGCCCTACTTGTAAACAAGGAATCGAACATAACTTTAAAGATACGATAGTTCAAGAAAGAAAAGAAAAGGGAATAGCAATAGAAGAAGGTATTTCGCAACTTAATGAAAAGTTAGAAGCTACATCAACACGACTAAAAGAAATTTCAACGATCGAAGATCAAATTAGAATATTAAACGCTAAGATAGATGAGCATCGCGTACAAGTAAAAATGATTATGAGCCAACTAAAGGCATATAAGAAAGAATTGGAAGATGCTGAAAAAGAAGTCGACGAGATTGATCTAACAAAGATAAACGAATTCATTTTGGATCTAAAAACAATGCAAGGTATTCAACATGAACTATATAATAAAAGAGAGACATTAGGCATAGTTGCATCAATGCTAAAGGACGGCGGAATTAAAACTAGGATCATTAAGACATACATCCCTATTATGAATAAACTAATAAATCAATACCTCTCTGAGTTTGAGTTGTTCGTTGATTTTAATCTTGATGAAAACTTTAATGAAACGATCAAATCGCGTTTCCGCGATGCATTCTCCTTCGCGTCGTTCTCAGAGGGCGAAAAAATGCGGATCAACCTTAGCATTATGTTTACATGGAGAGCTGTAGCAAAACTAAGGAACTCAGTCTCAACGAACCTACTGATCATGGACGAAACTCTCGATGGTCCTTCAGATGCAGACGGTGTTGAATCTCTAATTGAGATCCTGCACAAGATGAACTCTAATGATAACATATTTGTTATCAGCCACCGTTCACAGCAGTTTGCAGAGAAATTTGATAACCACATTCGCTTTGAGAAGGTTAAGAACTTTACTCAGATCGCGGCATAAACTCACGTCTCACACAAAGTGGTTGACATTTCATACATAATAGTTTATGTTATAACAATATTCGCACTACGAGGAAAATATGGCATCTTTTTATACTAACGTCGAGCGTTACGGAAACTCTATTCTATGGCGTGGTTACGAGAACGGCACATCATTTATTCGAAAGGTAAAGTACAAACCGACTCTTTATATCGGTGTTAATAACGTTGCGGAATACAAAACTCTAATCGGTGACAAAAATGTTGAGCCGAAGACGTTTGACTGTATGGGTGATGTTAAAGAATTCTTAGAACGGTACAACGACGTTCATGGATTCGACATCTATGGAAACACAAACTTCGTATCAGCATTCATCGAAGAAAAATATCCAGGCCACATCGAGTTCGATATGAGCCTCATCAATATAGCTAACTTTGATATCGAGTATGATACCACGACTGGTTACGCAGTCATCGACCAAGCAGATAAACCGATCAACTCTATCTCATACAAATCATCCAAGAGTGATACGTATCATCTTCTAACTCTAAAGGGTTACGATAAACAGAAGACTATCACAGGTATCGATCCAGAACAGATCCAACACATGGCCTTCGATACCGAAAAGGCTCTACTCAATCGTTTCATTCAGATCTGGACGTATGATTATCCGGATGTTGTAACCGGTTGGAATGTGGAATACTTTGATATCATGTATATCGTAACACGTATCATCAGCCTCTTTGGCGAAGAAAAGGCAAAGCAACTATCGCCTTGGGGTAGCATTCGTAAGACGAGCAGAGAGTTCTTCGGCAAGATGCAGTCCACATATGCAATCTCTGGTGTATCCATTATCGACTACATGGATGCGTTTAAGAAGTTTGGTTACAAGTATGGTCCACAGGAATCGTACAAGTTGGATCATATCGCTCACGTCGTACTAGGCGAAAAGAAGTTGGACTATTCGGAATATGGTTCTCTGAGCGAACTCTATACACAGAACCCGCAACTATTTTTCGACTATAACCTCAAGGATACACATCTTATCGAGATGATGGAGGAAGAGACCGCGCTCCTTGCTCTTGTCTTTACTGTTGCATATGGTGGTGGCGTTAACTATACCGATGCGTTTGGTACTGTTGGTATCTGGGAAACGACACTCTATCGCAAACTTATGGAAAAGAAAATCGTACCACCTCTAAAGAAGGGTCCTGGACAAAGGGCAGGCGATCTAGTTGGTGGTTACGTTAAGG